CTGTATATCCATTAGGGGAAAAAATAAGTTTCTAGCCTTCCCCCACTACCTTAGTCCTTATTACATACGCATAGTCATCTACTGCATAGTCTTTATTTGGTATTGTGTAGTGCCTGTATATGCCCTTCCGTTCTAGCCCTGTCTTATAGCTATGGCAGTTGTGGCATAGGGATTGGAATAGGTTTACATAGAATGCTTCTTTACTGATTAGATGCCAAGGGAATACATGGTCTATGTGCCATGCAGGTGTTATTCTTCCGTTGCTTAGGCAAGCTAGACACAATGGATGCTTGCTAAGTTGTATTTTCCTCATACTTCGCCATTGTTTAGTCTGATACATGGCATTAGAATTCCTGCGTTCTTTAGTATCTGCATAAGTATTACGACCACCATGTGTCATGCAGTAACTATTGTATGGGCTCTTAGTATTAGTACATCCAAGATGCGAGCACTTAGTATTCTTAGGAGTAGATGGCATAGGGTATATGTAGATTAGTCTGCCCCTAGACTTGAAAGGAACTAATACCGAACAAAGTATTAGTAAGGCTAATAGTGTTCACATCTACAAGGCTACTACCACTATTTCCCAATCACTACCTATCTTATCTTAGGAATGTTAATTTATATAAGGTGCTATCTATTAGGGTTGCTATAGTATCAATCTCATTCTGTATGTTACTATCCTGTGGCATATTAGCCCTGTTAGTAGCTACATAGTCTTTAAGCATACGCATATAGTCTAGTGCCTCGCCAGTTACATTAGCAAACATATTAGGGTAATTAGTAATAATCTCACCATAACATCCTTGTATTGCTTCTGCTAGGCTATCTGTTAACCCTACTATTTCATCATAGTAAGTGTTTAGTGCAGAGTGTTTAGCAAAAGAACCCTCGCCTGTAGCCTGTAAGTGCATAAAATGAGTAATGGTTGCTGAATGCAATAATGTGCCAATAAATTCACCACAACAATTTTTATCCATTTCTTCATTCTCCTTATAGCCAGATGCATAGGCGGACCGAGCTACCTGTAAAGCTTTATCTTTACTAGGAAACGGACCTTTTGATCCCCAATACCATCCTTTGTCTGTGTGTCTGATAGGCATAAGGTTATTCTACTACTTAACCTTTAGGTTTCCAAGAACTACCAAATTCTGCTTGTTTTCTTCCTGCTTGCTCAGGCATACCTGCACGATCTATTAGGCGGTCAATTTCTTCATCTTCCATGCCTAGCCGTGATTGAATTTCTTCTTTAGATACACCATCATTAACAATATTACGAACAATAGATGCCATAGGCAATATGCCATGAGTGCCTCTTGCTCTATTGTGTCGAATAGTAGACATTTGTCTATGTATAGGATCAATATCAACAGTAACAGTCGGAACCATGCCATTAAATCGTTCCATTAATTTTTTCTGTCCGCTGACTGTATATCGATGAAAACCATCAACAATAGTATTGTCGGGAAGTATGACAATAGGTTGAGTCCACCCATCCTCAATAATAGAAGTAACTAATAATTCCAGTTCAGGAGGAGCGACTTTGTTAGGGTTGTAATCATTAGGCTTTAATTCTGCCCTATTTTTCCATACTACATTACTGATTGGTTGTTTTTTAGTATCTTGAGCCATAGTCCGCTTCCTCTATATCTGCCATTTCTAAACCTAATTTTTGTCTAGCTAAATTTGCATTAGCATTGACCTGCCCTTTTCTTCTTTCTTTTAAATCGCCACGATTAGCAATCATAGCTAAGAATTTCCAACTAAGCCCTGTCATTAAATCAGGCTCTGTTTCATGTATAGGTCTGTTAGTCTTAGATTTGTGTTGATTAATTAACGCAACAATATTCTGTGCTACCTTAGCTTTTAGGTCTTTAGGATAAAGCTCTAATAACGCATAAGTCCAATCTCGCCATGTCATACCTTGTGGCAGTTGTAGCTTACCAAATCCGTATAATTCAGTATTTGCATATCTGCCTGCAGTAGATGCCCCATGCACACGACCAATCATTTTGTGCCACATCTGAGGCCAACCTTGTGCATAAATCCATAAGCCACCTAGCGGTTCTTCACCATAAGGCGGACATACTCGTTGTGAACTAGGCGACACGCCCATCATACTCATAATGTCATAGCTTGTGTTGTAATCCCATCCAAACAATCTAGGTGCAGTCCATACATCAAATGTAGTCCAATCATAAATAGGGCTTACTGGGTAATTATGACCATTGCGAGGTCCACCTATCCAATTATCTTTTGTTTTTTGGGCTACGCTACGATACCGCCTAAGCGATTCATCTGCCCTGATGCCCCTTACATCGGCTACTGTGCCATGTTCAGGACCATACACATAGTGAGCAATATCAGGAACGCTATCGCCCCACTTAAACTCTTTTAACTCAGTAACAACATTAGGATTGTCAGGCATATCCCTAACCCAAACATCTTTTTTTGCAGGATCCCAACATTGCCAGTAAGGCTCTTTTCTGCTACAAGCGTTTCTATGCCTGATTGGTATGCACAACCATTTAAGCCTTACTTCAGGGTTTACCCTGACTCTTTCTACATAGTCAATGGTTTCAGGATGTATTGCTTCCTCATCCCAAAAGTAAACATCAAGCGGTAATTTATTTTTTTCTCTTGCTACTTCTAATGCAAGGTTTAGACAAACTGTTGAGTCTTTGCCACCACTAAATGACACAACTACTTTGTCAAAGTTGTCAAATAAATATCTAAACCTTTTTATTGATGCGTCATAGACATTTACATCTTCAACAACTTCTTTTTTAAGGATTCTTCCCATCAAATCTCCTGTATTTGTCTTGTTCTTTTTTGACAAAGATAGCAAACTGATCTCTGCTCATAAACCTTATGTTATAGCCTTGATTAGCCATCCATTCTTTAGTGCTAGGCTCATTAAGAATATTAGTAAACTCTTTATGCCAGTAATCTAATACTTTAGGATCTGTGCCTATAGGTGCAAACAATCCCCACCATAAATCATCTTCGCTAGGTGTTGGTATTACTTTAATTTTGTCGCCTTTAATCCATGACATAGCTACAGGTTCAGGAGAATAAAGAATCTGTGTTTCTTTTGTAAGCAAAGACTGTAGTGCAGGTGCTCCACCTTTGTATGGGCTATGTATAGTTTCAAATCCTTTTAATGTTCTAGCCATCTTTAAATCAGCTACAGAGCCAATACCATCAGATGCGTAAATGACTACATTCTTTTTTGCATAAGCTTTAAATTCATCTAATGTATTAACAGGAAATTCTTTATTGGTTACTAATAATGCTCTAGCAGTTGCAACTAATACAATGGGTTCTAAATCTCTGTTGCTATTAGATTGCGGAGTCATAAAGTGTGCAGGATCAATGCCGTTAGGTGTTACATGACCCATTAACAATGTCTTGCCATCAGGCTTTGCCTTTACTACAAGGTCTGTACCAATCATTCCTGATGCACCACCTTTATTCTCTATATATACTTTATCTTTTAACTTAGCCTCAAAGTAACGAGTAAGAATATCTGTTCCACCGCCTACAGGATATGGAACTACTAACTTTATTGGTTGTGCTTGTGCATTAACAGTAAAACATAATACAAGTGCAGATAAAAATTTAAGCATCTAAATACTCCTTACAAATTAACCAAATTGCCTGACCGCTATTTTCAAGATCGTTTTCTTCTTTAGCTTTACGGATTGCTTTAAACACAGTATCCCTTTGTTCATGCTCTAGCATAATAGATAGGGGAAACATTTCTGTATCAGGTCTGTCTGATGTATCTACATCATCGTCTATGCCTGCATCAGCCACCATATTATCTAATCGTTGCTGATCTTTATCATCTGCAAGCCTTGATAAATCTTCTGCACTAAATCCTAATAGTGCCAAATCTACTTCTTTTTCCTGCAAAGACTTTAATTCAAAATCTAGCATATTTAAATTCCAAGTAGAATTAAGGGCAATCTTATTGTCTGCCAGTATGTATGCTTGCTTTTCAGTTTCAGATAAATGTTCTAGCCTAATACATGGAACTTTCTTTAGTTCTAGTTTCATGCCTGCAAACAATCTGCCATGTCCTGCTATAACAGTATTATTTTTATCAATCAAGATAGGGTTGTTAAAGCCAAATGCTCTAATGCTTCCTGCTATCTCAGCTATCTGTTTGTCGCTATGTTCCCTTGCGTTGTTTGCATAAGGAATTAACTTGTCAATATCAATCTGTTCTATTTTCATCTGCATTCTCTTTTGGCAATTTTTCAGAATAATAAGTATAAGACCATACTTGCTTGCGACCTTTTATTGTATTGCTTGCAACAGGTTGCCTTGACACATACCTTTGTTTTTTTAGGTAACAAAGAGCCATTGATATTTCGCTAGGCTTTAATTCAGGATGTGCTTCTTTAATTGATTTAAGAGTAAAAGGACTTGGATTGCTTTTAAAAAATGCTTGAATTTTAGTTACTGCTTTAGACATAATGCCCCCATGTAATAATACATAGAGGCATCATACACTTCTTCTAATATATGTCAAGCAGTCAATAACATATTTGTCGCTTGTGTTTTCATGCGATCACCATTCCCAAACCATGCGGAATTTAATCGGGCATCTGCACTATGAGTAGGCTTGTGATGGTCGTAATACTCTGTTACTGCATTAAGCATTCCCCATTTTGTATGCCCTACTAATGCCGAGCCTTTAGCCCCCCCATCAAATAGCGACATGATTTTTTGATATGCACGATTGTTTTGCAAATCATATTCATCTCGCTTTATCTGACTTAAAGGTGCAATTAGGTTTTTAACAAATAAGCTTGCCTGTTCAGAATTTAACTTCTGCCGTTGTAATACTTTAGCCATGTCAATAAATGAACCAAAGCTAGTTACGGCACAACCTAATTTACGCTTAACTTCTTCATGGTTAAACTTCTTAATGTGTGAGAATGAAACCATGTTTTGATCTCTATTAGTTGCAATGGTTAATGTATTATTGCAAACCACTCTTACAGAAGTAAACCTTGCGGTTGTCGCTAATGACCTATCGCATGATGTAGATAGCAAAAGAAAACCGCCCACTCCATCATCTTTTACTACTTCGGCATACTTACCTGTCTGAGCTAAAGCCCACATCCGCTTGCCCCCTCTAAGTGTGCCTGCGGTATGTATCTTAAAGCCGTTCTCTGCTACTAAATCACGGAAGAACTCTAATACTTCTTTTGGTTGGACTGCCTTATAGCGGTCTGATACTACCGACAAAGGTGCTTTGGTATCACTACGATACAGAACATTTTGTCCTGCAAAGGAATGGGTTTCATTACCATAACCTGATTCATGCAATGCTTGATACTGAATAGGTGTTGATTCTATTACCCAATCTAAGCCTGCGGACTTCTGCCAATCTTCAATGCTAGAGTTTTCGTCAAGCTTCTGACCGCTACCATGCCAAGGAGTTTCGCCTACAAAAGCTAATTCTACAAAGCCATCTTCTCTTACTGTTAAATCTGCGGACATAATATTTCCTTTCTTATCTTATCCAGTCGGCTAGGTTATAGCCCAACATAATTAAACCTACTGCTAATCCAAACAACACACCTGCTACAACTACTGCTAACCATTCTGCCCACTTAGGGATTTTGGTTTCATCAAAAAAGAGCTTCATCACATTTCCTTTCGTCAAGATTATCTCTAGTAAATTTCCATGCTTCTTCCAAAAATAAGGTATTTAGTTTGCAGTCTAGATACCCTTGGTGGATTGCATCATAGTAGCTTTTAGTAGGGGCAGAATATCCGTCATAGTTCATAAAATATATAAATGCTTTCTTATATTTATGCTTCATCTTGATTTCTGTAATACCTCTGCCGTAATGATGGGGATAGCCCTCATACATATCTAAGGCTTGTAAGCACTCCTTAGTGATCTTCCACAAGCCGATGGGTACTACGCTACCCTTGCTAAATTCAATGTCTGCTACACCTCTAAAAACAAGCCTGTAGTTTAGTAGTTGCCCTATGCCAATAAACTTAGCTTTTGGGCATCGCCTAGACATCTGCTCGTGGTTAAGGTTACTGCCGTATGATGCGTAATACATTATTGTCCTTTCCTTTTATATAGTTCTACAATTTGCAAAGCTTTGTCAGTCATACCTCTGTAAAATTGTTCATGCATTACAAAATCGCCTGTATTTGAATTTTTAAACAATTCAAGAATTTCGGTCATTTGTTTGTTTGCAGTTACTAGGTCTAATTCCATGATGTTTCCTTTCGTGTGTGTATAAGTATTATAACATAAGTATTACATTAATTGGTATTTATTTGTACTACATATTCAAAGGTAATCAGGTCTTGCAGGAAGTCGTCATAGCTTGTAGTACGGACATACTTGCGACTATCTACCATACATCTATCCGATACGGCTACCATATACTCGTGTAAGCTAGCCTCGGATGATCTGCTACTGTTACGCATATTGGTTACAAATTCTTCCGATGTAGAGGCGGTTACATACCCGCCCCCTTGGAATATGTACATATACTTCGCCATTATTGAACTCCTTGTAATTGAACTGATCGGGCTTTGTAGAACTTAGCTACATCTTGAGTAAGTCTTGCTCTGCGAACTAGACCTGCTAACATCGTATCTAAAGCTTCCTTAGCAGTAAACTGCTCGGAAAATGCTTTGACTGCGGTATGATCTTGAGCATCTTGAACCATTGCGTATGTCAAGCGTATGTAGTTCTCTACTTTGACTGCATCTACTGTGCCACTATGATGGCGAAACTCAACAGTATTAGTTCTGAAGAAACATTGCATATTGAGCTTGTAGTAGCGTGATCCGAATAACTGTGCTAGTTGGCGAACTGAACGGCACTCGTCAATCGCACCGAATAATTGCTTTTGGCGGTTGATGTCTGTATTTGAGTAGCCCGAATATAAGCTACCAATATAACGATTGTTGCTATTTCTACGGCTTGCAGGTTGGATAGCATCCATGCCTGATTCAAATTTTACAAAGCGTTTCATTAAGTTGCGGAACTCTTTGACACCCCAATTGCTTGCATCGTGATGAACATGGAATCCTGTTGATGTATTAACTTCTGCACCGAGGGCAGTCAGGATCTCGCAAACTTTGCGAACTTCTTGAATGCCATCTTCACCTTGCAGAATTGGGCTAACTACTTCAAAAGCATTGCGACCTTGAATTGAGCCATCTTGTTTAATTTGCCATACTGAATAATTGTCGCCTCTGTATTCTGATTGTGTTGCACGAAAACCTGCCATATTTAAAGCACCAACTACTACTGATCGCTCTACATTGAAACACTCTAACTCCACTCCGAATTTGCCGTTCATCATTTTGCTTTCCTTTCGTGTTTAGGGGCATTGTGTAGCCCCGATATATGTATGATACCTGAATATAATACTTATGCAATATCCATAACAAATATATTTTTGTCTTAAAAATCAATGACTTACGAAGGGTAAAGTGTGGTATTTTTGCCACAAACCCCTAGAAATAGGGGCTAAGAGAGGGTTTTTGGGTAGGAATGGGGCTAATAGACCACGAAAGGATTACAGATTATTAGGTGATGTAGCACCTGCCTACTAGCCCCAAATTTTACTTAGAAAGGTGTGTCTGATTCAATTGTGTCTAAAGTCTTATCAGCATAACTCTTAGCTGACCTTGCAACATAGTCGGATGCACCTGCCTCATGGAAGTTACTTTTTTCCTTTGGTTGTGCCAAAGTCATCCAACCATCCCAATTAATAGGCATTGAGTCAATCTTAACTGATAGCCCATTACTGGTTTCAAAACAAGCACCCATTTTTAACCATCGAGTTTTTTCAACTCCATCATGAGTCTTGTATGTTCCGTTTTTTGCTATTACATCATACTTAATTGCCATGTTTCCCCCCTGTTAGGTCTTGGATTTCTTTCTCTACTTCAATTAAAAATTTAATTATTTGTGATTCCATATTGTCTATGTATTCCTCATCACGATTAACACGAACACAAAAGAATTGCATAGTTTGTGGAAGTCTTGGGTCATAACTTATAAAATCCCACCAATCACGACCAGTAACCCACATACCCATCTGCATTTGAGGTATGTACTTGCTTGGTGCTTTCTTAGCCTTTAATGTTTGTAAATGAGTAGTAGTATTAGGACATTTAATTTCTATGCCCCCTGCATCGCCTACTAACCCATCAGGACTAGCACCAACCCATTGCATTGTCGGATGTTTAAGAAAGCCTGTTTGCGTTACTTTGACACCATAAGTAATTTCATAAGCAATTCGTGCCTGTTCTTCGGTTTCAATACCCCAAATCATTGCATCATTGACATAGCTTTCTTGCACTTGCCCAGTAATGCGTTCTGTAATTATTCGCCACTTATAGTTATCTCGCATTTTAGATTCGCCACTTTTGGTGGTTGCCAAAATATCCGATACGCTACCTGCGGACACATAACCAAGCTTTTCTAATTTCCACTCAAGCGTTCCTTGTGGTGCAGGCTCTAAATTAACAATGCCTGCAAACGGAATTGGCTCTGAATTTACCCTATCTTCTGTTGTAAATGTAGTCATTTAGTTTTCCTTAACTGAATGTGCTTTTGTAATATATGCCAAAACTCTGATTTAATGACTTCCATCATGCCTCCACAGAATCAAGTTCTTCTTTGCGTTTGCGGACTACTTCATTAACTCGTTTTTTAGATGTGTAGTCTGCACCACAAAACACAATTGCTTGTTCCCATAATACTTTTAATTTACTTAGATCGCTACAAGCATATATATCTGTAATTGCTTTTTCTAATGCTTGCTGATTTATTGGTGCAGGTCTAGCACCCTCGCCATCGTCATCGTCTTGATATAGACCGCAAATACTGGCGAGGGAATACCTACGCATATAAGTCATAGCCGAACCATACCCCTGCGGATCAGATTTTGGTAAAGGGCAGATGCCTGTGTCTTCCATAAACTCACCTGATTCTGCATGAATTAGCCTTGTAGTCAAAGCTAGTGTTCCTGCATCACTAGGACTAGGTGTTTGCATAAATACAATTCCTACATTGTTAAGTGCAGGCTTTAGGGCATCTATTACGGCAGACAAATCTGCATAGGTGTTTTTAAAATGCGGATTCCTAGCGTTCTTACCTGCAAAGGTAATAGACTTTTGTGCTTGTAATAAAGCAGGTGCAATACTTTTAATGCTATCTGAGGTTTTCATATTTGCCTTTCGTGTTAATCAAGTAAACCTTGGTTGTATTCGTTTGATGCCCGATTGTTAGCCATGATTTCCCAGTATGTATATATGGAAGATTTAACTAACAATCCTATTGTTGCTTTGTCATTGTTTTCGCAAGCAGTAATAATAGTATCCATAGATTTTTCTAGACAATGCTCACTTAATGCTTCTTGAATATTGTCTGCCGAGTATGGGTAATATTCACCCTTTAGCAATTCAGCTACTCTTACATCTAATTGTTCTTGCTCATCTTCGTTTTCATGAGCACCTGATTCTAACCAACTATCATACTTAGACATTTTGTTTCCTTTCGTATTTAGGCTTGCGTTATTGCTTGCCTATATGTATGATACAGAAAATAATACTACTGTCAAATCCTATATGAAAATACTTACAATCCCCTATCCGCCTAGTGTCAATACTTATTGGGGCTTTAAAGGACATAGGCGATTTCTCACTCCCAAGGCAAAACAGTTTAAAACTGAGGTAGCTCAAGAGGTGAGCCACAACAAAATAAATTTTGGTCTTGATAGGCTAGAAATATGTATTACACTTTATCCGCCTGATAAACGGGTAAGGGATATTGATAATGTAGTCAAAAGCACATTTGATGCCCTAGTCCAAGCTAATGCTTTTGTAGATGATTCCCAAATAGATGTATTACTTATAAATCGTGGACCAGTAGTTAAAGGTGGCAAAGCCGAAATTAAAATAAAGGTGCTATCTGAGTATTACGGAACTTGCAGTATCTAATACATACCGCTATCATACATAGACTTTACGAAAGGAGTCTATGCACTACTATCAATTTAACATTAAGGATTGGGCTTTACATACCGCCCATCTAAGCCTTGAAGAAGAGGCGATATACCACAGGCTAGTCAACTACTACTACGATACTGAGAGCCCTATTTTAGATGATTCTAGGGGCATGGTATTTAGGCGATGCAGGATAGTGGATCACGATCTTGCAAATAATATATTGCAGGAGTTTTTTGTCTTAGAAGATAAAGCATGGACTCACAAACGATGCGATCAAGAAATTGCTAAGTATCATGCAATGGCTGATGGTGGAAAGAAAGGTGCAGAGGCTAGATGGGGAAAGAGAAAGGGTAGCGATAGCCCCCCTATTGAACCCCCAATGCTAACCAATAACCAAGAACCAATACCCACTACCCATATAAAAACAAATAGGATTGCTCCTAAAGTCGCTATACCTATAGGAGTAAGTGAATCAGTATGGAATGATTTTCTTACTCTACGCAAGACTAAAAAGATGGCGGTAACGCTTACTGCACTTAGAGGCATCACAAGAGAGGCAGAACGAGCAGGTAAGCCATTAGAAGAAGTATTAGCTATTTGTTGCGAAAGAGGATGGGGCGGTTTTAAAGCTGAATGGATAACAGAAGAAAAGAAAACCAGTAGCCAAGAGTGGCGAACTAATGACACGCTAATGATGGCTAAAGCTAATGAATTAGGACTGCATACAGTAGGGCTACAACGCTTTGAAATTATTAACAAGATAACAGAAACAATAAGGAGCAGAGGACTATGACAGAAAAGATAAGCCCATTTGAATCGTTAGATTTTATTAGGGATAACGCTAATGCTATTGCAGAGGCAGAAAAAAATGTAACATATTTAACAGAATTTAGAAAAAGCAAAAAAGCACTTTTAATGATTGAATGTAGTGCTAAAACAGAATCGGCTAAAGAGTCTTATGCTTATTCACATCCTGATTACATACAAGTTATTCAAGCACAAGCTGAGGCTAAAGAAAAATTTGTAAGATTAAGATGGCTTATGATTGATGCACAAGCACGAATAGAAGTATGGCGATCATTAGAGTCTTCCGCTAGAGCAGAAGGGAAAGCTACACAATGAGAATAATGCTTACTGAGCATGAGATACAAATTTGTCATTACATGGGCAAACAAAGGCGAGCCAATGCAATGATCCACAATACTGATCAAAAAGTATCAGATAGAGATGCGGAAAAAATAGACATAGATGGATTTATGGCAGAGTTTATTGTTGCTAAAAAATTTAATGTAATGCCTGACTTTACAATTAAGCCGTTTAAAAACCCTATAGACTTAACAATTAACAAAAAAACTGTAGATGTAAAGTCCACACGAAATCCTCAAGGTAAGATGTATGTCAATGAATACCATCGCAACAATCCTTGTGATATATACATACAAGTAGTATTAGATGATTTTGGCGGTTTAATAACTGGCTTTATAACTTGCGAAAACTTGTTTGCTAATGCAGAGGTTAAACACACAGTAGATCAATTTGGCAAAGAACATATTAGCTATGTATTAGATCAATCATTCTTAAAACCAGTATGACAAAAGATCAAAAAAAATTGTTTAACGAAATAGCCAATCTTGGTTGTTCACTTTGCAGAGAATTAGGTTATGGCGAAACACCCGCAGAATTGCATCACATTAGAAGAACTTCTAAAAGAAGTAATGCCCCTGTTATCCCTCTATGTACGGAGCACCATCGTGGAAATACAGGCATTCACGGACTTGGCAGAAAGAGCTTTGAAAAGCGGTATTCCATTACAGAGGAATATTTGTTGGAAAGAACTAACGGAATCATTGAAAAAAAAGGAATCAAATTACAAGGGGGAATTAATGGATATATCTGAGATGACAATAGTTGCACAATCAGAAGTAAAAAAAATAAAAGAAACCATTGCTTGTGCAGGCAATGTAAATATGAATGTATTACTAATGCACATTACTAATTTAGAAAAAGTTGTAAGACAGATGCAAAAATATTACAAGGAGAATAAATAATGAATGTACCTTATAACAATGGAAAAATAAGCATTGGCAAGTATTACCAACCGCCTAAATACATTGAACAGGATGCTGATATGTTAGAAATACAATCGTATTTAATATACGATCCTAGAATTCTTAATCGCAGATATTGGACTGAAAAAATTTTATTAATACTTAGTTTGTTTGTAGTGTTAATAATATTTCTTAAGAGTTAAACAAGGCTCGTTCATCATTTCTGCGATTTTGCAAACCTTTAAGGATTTTGCCACCTGCCATAATATATTTTAAGAATTCAGATGAAGCACCTTCAAAATCTTGGCGATTAACCTTTTGACGAAGTGTGCTTCTCTGTAATGTTCCCAAACCAACATTAAAAGCAAAGCTAACAAGAGCATCAAACTGACCTTGTGTAAGAACAACAGGACAGTATTGCTCGACACCTCGTTCAAACCTAGCCAAATCTGATTTAAGTATTGCATCTACTTCTTCCATTGTGAATGTTCTGTTATCTTCAGGTCGTAATGGGACTAGCAATCTATCTTCCATTTTTAACCTAGCTTGTTCGGGATATAGTACATGACCAACACCGATTGTGTGCAAATTTGCAGGACACCTATAAGGTTTCTGCCTAACACCTTCATGATGCTTAATCATAGATACTGCTTTGTCAGATACTTTCATTTTTTAAACGCTTGAGTTCCAAACCAAAAAGCTATGATTGATGCAAGAATTTGCATTTCATCACTATCAAATATTAAGATAATAGATTCTGCAAACGATGCACCTGTAGACCAAGCCCACCAAATAGAGGCTATATCTACAATAATTAAAAGTAATACAAATAGATAAGTTACCATTGGTCGTACAGATGCTCTAAGGTTTATAACCCATTGACTAGCACCTTTACCAATCTCTATATCATGTGCATACATAGCAGATCGTTCTTGAACCTGAGTTTCCATTGCTACTTGTTCGGTTTTTATTTCTTCAATCCGAGCTTGTGCTTGATAGCCTCTTTCAGCCATTTGTAACTCTCGTTCCATTTGCATACGAGCAAGTTCCAATTCATGTTTTTTATCTCCTTTATCTTGAAAAAAATCTAATAGTTTAGGCAAACCGCCCATTAAAAATGATAGTGCAGTAGATATAAGAGTTAACATATTAAGCACTCCATAAATAATAAGTTATAAAAGCCACCCATGCAATCGCTACAACCCAAGCCCACATTAGGGTATCAAAATCATCATCATTCATATAACACCTAAAACAAATTTAAGCCATAGTGTTACAAGTAAAGCCATCAAAAAACAATAAAACTGAACTCGCCTAACTTCATTTAAGTCATGGTCAAATTCTTCTTTATTCTTTTTTTCTAATACTTCTATTTCAGTTTTTATTTTTAAAACTGATTCCCACTCTTTTGTTCCGTATTGTTTTATGAACTCTACCTTTAGGCGATGTTCTTCGTCTGATATTTTTTTTCTTTTTCTGTATTCGTCAAGAGCTTTTATAATTGCTCTTTCTTTTAGAAACTCAGCCTCTCGTTGTTGCCGTTTTCTTTCTTGTGCTTTGCGTATTGCTACATCTGTTGCTTCTTTTTGAACATTCTCAATGCTTTTAGATAACTCTTTAGCACCTGCCCTGCTTGCATCTAAGCTTCCGCTAAGGCTTTTTGCTCCCTCTAAGAATCCAAATTGATCTGACATTTATCATAATTAATTTAACTTGAGAACTATAGAAAGCAAAACACCGCACATAGCAAAACCTGTTGTAATTAATCCAAACGCAGATGTAATTAATATTTTTTCAATGCGTTTAAGCCTTGCATTAATAGATTCATATCGCAACAAGCAAACAGCTTCATGAGAATTTAATCGGGCTTCTGTTTCAGTCATGCTTTGTAATACTCAAGATTGTTTATAAGCCTGTCATTTGCAGGTTCCATTTCGACTGCTATTGTTCCGTGTCTTATGGATTCTTGTTTTAAGCCTAAATGATACGCTGAAATTGCAATTAAGTCATGTGGCTTTGCACCCCATACTTCAGGATTCATAGTATAAACCAAAGCCTTATCTTTAATTTCTAATGCTTTAAGTATTGAGTTATAGCATTCTTGCCATTCGCCTTTAAGATAACATGATTCGGCTAACTCTACCCAAGGTTCACGAGTATTAGGTGCTTCTTTACAAGCTTTCCTATACCATTCTCTGCCATCTTGATTTAGGGCATCATAGGCTTTACCAAGCAATCGCATGGCATAGCATCGTTCATTTTGCCAAGTCGCTTTAGGCATTTCTAAATACTTATTTAGGGCTACTACGGCATCGAGCCACTTGTAGTAAAAGGTAAGTTCCCTAGCATAGTAAAAGGCATTTCTAGGGCAATGTGGATCTTCTTTAATTGACATTTCTAATAAGGGTAAATACTGACCTCTTGATTTGGTTGGATCAGGATGGTGGCTTACTAATAATTTATCTGTTTGTGCATAGACTTCTACAGTTCTAGGATCGGGTTTAGGATACTCATGTACAGGATGATGCCAATGATAACCCTTACGATGATGGATCTTCTCGTAATAAAACAAGATGTTATGACCCCAATCAAACTTATAGCGTAATCGAGTTGTTTCGGGTTTCCATACTCGTTCTATTTCTTCTCGCCAACCTTCTTCTAATACTTCATCAAGGTCAAGGCTTATGCAGATGTCATAGTCAACAGGAATAAGAGAAAGAGCAGAATCCCTAGCCAAATCAAACCGCCAAGGAGTGATACCAATAGTATGTACTGTTGCATTACATTCCTTTGCTATCTCTACTGTGTTATCTGTCGAGCCTGTGTCTGCTATTAAGATCATGTCTGCATCTTTAGCAGATTCACAGAATCGTTTTACAAATTGTTCTTCATTTTTTGATATTGCATATACTGCTATTTTCATGTTTTGTCCTGTAATGTTTAATATTTTTCGTTTAATAATCCTTTAGCAACAGAAAACGCTTCGGCTGAACCTGCCCCCATTGGTATAGCATCGGGTGGAATAATGTCGCATACATCGTCACCATCTCGCAACGCATGGATGCAATAGACTATAGTGTCATCTTCTAATGCTTCTAATTCATGTCTATGGTCTTTGCGAATAAAAATAATATGTGGTGCAGTATAGGTATTTTCTACACCTTCTAAAGTAATCTTAATAGAACCCTTAGATAGCAATGTTTGATGGTCAAATTGATGCGAATGACCTTGCTCAATATCACCTTTGTTTTTAAAATGCATCTGTCTTACATATACAGACGATACACAACTAAGAGCAATCTCAGGATGATTAGGCATTAGAATCACCAACAGGATCGCTTACAGGAATAGAAGATGTTTCTACTGTCGCAGGTGGAATCCAATCAGGATTAATTACTATGCTATTTGTATTTTGATCATACAAATATTGACCAACACTAAGTTCAATTTGTTGAAAAGGCATTTCTGCATAATTATAATTAGCAATATTTTTATTATTACCATCACAAAAATAAGTTAAATATTGTTCAGCAGTTGTTGTTTGTGGAACGCTTGTGTCATTACGCAATTCAACAACAACATTATTTGCCTTTTCATATATACACATAAACATAATATTTTCCTTTAAGCAGTTTCTGTAATTGTTGTAAACGAATATGTAACACCTGCGGTTGTTGGAGTTGAAGATTTTCCACTTGGTGCAAGACCAAAAACTCTTATTCTAATAATGTCTGAAGGTCCTATATAAAAACTAGATGGTAATATAGCAATTCTAGGGTTATTCCCTAAAGGATAATTAATACTTAAACTTGTAAGTGATAAATCACCAATTCCAAAAGTAGCATTATTAGTAATTGTAGGAGTAGTTGGACTTACTATAGTGTTATTTGTATTCCATACACCATTAGATGCCCCTGCATTTGGCATTGCACCAATAGGAAATTGAAAACTTCTATTATATTGACTACTACCTAAATTCATATAACCAACTAATAAAGTTTGTCCACCTGATATAGTGCAATAAATACCACACAGCAAATTTCCAAATCCTGTGTTTGGTTGTGGGTTATTAAAATAAACTCCAATTGCATTTGGAATAACTCTAGTTGCAATTCCACCTGATTGCGTAAATAGTGTTGCCTGTGTGCTACCATCTGTAGTAACTGTAGTCGTACCTCGTTGTAATGCTATTGTTTGTGGCATAATATTTTCCTTTTAAAATCCACCATTAGAACTAAATGCTACAAATCCTTGTGATTCCGCTACACCAGTAGCCCCTGTCGGACCAGTAGCACCAGTCGGACCAGTAACACCCTGTATTCCCTGAATACCCTGCACACCTTGCGGTCCAGTCGGTCCTTCAATGCCTTGCACACCCTGAATGCCTTGTGGTCCTGTAGGTCCGACTGCACCTTGAGTTCCTGTAGGACCTGCAACTCCTTGTGGACCAGTTGGTCCTGCTACTGTTGAATTAGCACCAGTAGGTCCTGTAACACCTTGAATTCCTTGCGGTCCAGTAGGTCCTTGAGCACCTGTATCTCCTGTGTTTCCTTGGATACCTTGTATGCCTTGTGGTCCAGTAGGTCCTGCAATTCCTTGTTCGCCTTGAATGCCCTGAACACCTTGTGGTCCAGTAGGTCCATGATCGCCCTGAATACCTTGCGTTCCTGTTGGTCCTGTTGGTCCTGCAACAGTTGAGTTTGCACCAGTTGCACCTGTCGGTCCTGTATTGCCCTGCGAACCTGTAGGTCCTTGAATTCCTTGTAAGCCTTGTTCGCCTTGAATACCTTGTATTCCCTGCGGACCTGTAGGTCCAACAAAACCTTGTTCACCCTGAGTTCCTGTAGGTCCTGTAGGTCCAACGCTTCCTTGGTTTCCTGTTGCACCTGTAATGCCTTGTGGTCCTGTTGGACCTTGGCTACCTGTTGGACCATTTTGCGTATAGGTTACTTGCGTAATAGTCGCAATCATACTTGGCGATACAGGAGTTGTTGGGGTTGTACCTGCAGGCAAAACTTCTAAACTTACATTTGTGTTTTCTGTTTGCCAATAGAATTCAATGTAATCATTTGCAGTCAATGTCATTACATAGTTCCAAGCGGCAATAATTTGTCCATTTACTGAACCTGCTTTGCCCGGAACTGCTACTGCACCTCTACTGTCAGCAATATCAACATTATTTTTTCTTATCCAAAATGATGTTTCAACAATAGCATTTGCAGTATTAACTGTTTGTGCAGAAAACTGAATGTTATAAACGCCTGTTTGATTTACAGTCAATCGTGAGTTAGCACTTAACGCTACTCCATTGTTATCAGGATCGCTTTGATTTAATGTAATCGCATAAGCAGTAGTTGTATTTCCTGCTACTTGATTTTGTGTTGACCAAAATGATCCCCAATGAGCAATCGTGCCACCTGCACCCGGATTGCCTTGAGCACCTGTTGGACCTGTAGCACCAACGCTTCCTGTTGGTCCTTGTATGCCTTGTGATCCAGTAGGTCCGACACTACCCGTAGGTCCTGCATTTCCTTGAGCACCTGTTGGTCCAACAAAGCCTTGTGGTCCTTCAATTCCTTGTGGTCCTGTTGGTCCTTCAGCACCTTGTATTCCTTGTTGACCAGTAGGACCAGTAGGACCTGCAACTGTGCTTGCAGAACCTGTAGCACCTGTAGGACCAGTAATAGAATTACCTTGTTGACCTTGTGGACCAGTTGGACCTATATCGCCAACATTGCCCTGTATTCCTTGAATACCTTGTTGCCCTGTAGGACCTTGTATTCCCTGCTCACCCTGTATTCCTTGTACACCCTGTGGACCTGTTGGACCATGATCGCCTTGATTGCCCTGTTGTCCTGTCGGACCAGTAGGTCCTGCAATAGTAGATGCTGAACCTGTTGCACCAGTTGAGCCAGTTGGACCTGTAGGACCAGTTCCTGATGGACCTGTAGCCCCTGCATTGCCTGTAGGACCTTGTGGTCCAATATTTCCCTGTGGACCTGTTGGACCTTCAATTCCTTGAACACCTTGGATACCTTGAACACCTTGAGAACCTGTTGGTCCAATGTTTCCCTGTATTCCTTGACTTCCTGTAGGACCTGTAGCCCCTGTCGGACCTGCGTTTCCAATAGCCCCTGTTGGACCTGTAGGACCACTAGCAGGACCAGTAGGACCTGAACTACCTGTTGGACCAGTTGCACCTATAGGACCAGTTGGACCGCCTGCAGAACCTGCAGGACCAGTAGGACCAATAATGCCTTGATCTACGATTGCAGTAACTTGATTTGCTTGATTAGTAATTAAAGTAATATCAGTCATGTCAAGCCTTAGTTATTAACTACTGCATCTGAACGAATTAGGAACAATAAAAAGACAATCATGTCATAAGCAGGTGTTGACCCAGTTGCAGGAAAACTAACTTTTATACGACCTGAAAAGCCCACAGGGTTTATATCTTGTATGTCTAGTTCAGGATCACCTGCTATTACATTCCAAGTAGATTGGTCTATAACTAAAGTAAATGTGCCTGTTAATGGACTAATATTTGTAATAGTTAGATTTACAGGGCTTGGTGGTGGGTTTACATCTGCAATATCAAAAGTAAGCCCATAGCGAGAATCTTTAACATTACTTAAAGTTCTACGAATAATCTGTGCCGTAATTGTTGCACCTGTAAGATTAACAGGTGTAATAGTTCCGTTGCAATCACATGGATCTACATTATTTGCCAATGTAACATTCCAATAGGTATTTTGGTTATAAACCAACTCACCTGCAATAATCTGATTGTCAAACCCCGATACTTGCGTAAGGGTGTTTTTGTTAAAGACTGCCATGATTTCTCCAATTCTCGGTTAATAGGCTATGGCACACCACAGACCTACGAATCATGTTTTATATTGTATATTTATTTTAACCTGAAATGTAAGTACATCCAATCATTTTTATTTCGGTTGCAGAAGCAAAGTTAACATTTTCCCTAGCCTTGGCAACTGTATAAGACCTAACTATATCGTCTGCTTGTTTCATGCCTTTACCTGTTATAGAACTAGTAACTATTAGATCGCCAATGGCTATATTGCCACCTTCGCCACATACATTAATTTGACCTTCGCCAACTGCATTTATTGTAATAACTTGATTTTCTTCTAATACATCTGCATAAGCAGGATTAACTATTGTTTCAGTCATGCCTGTTTCAGGATTGGTAACTTGTATGGCTAAAGTTGCAGGAATATTATTAATTGCATTTGCAGAAGATATAACTCCTAATACACCTGCTTGATTAGGTTGATTGCTATATTCAACAACTGAAATAATGTCGCTAACATTCTTTTTGTATATTACATTTGTATCAACAACAATATTGCCTACAATTAATTCTGTGCCATTAGGAATTAAAGCATCGTGAACCCCTGTAAATGGACCATAGCCACCTACAGATGCGTAAAAAGCATATCCATTTAAAGCAACAATTCCTTGATAACCACCCCAAACAGGTGCGGAAGCAACCAAACCATAAGTATTATCTGCCGCTACAACTGTAGTCCTAAATGAGTTGTAAGAAGAATTGTATGCATTACCAAATAGACCGCCCGGTCCACCTGCAGTAGAAGTTGAAACTCCTACTAAAGCACCAGTAGAGGAATTGTTAGCAACAATTAATCCCCAAATACTTGATGTTCCTGTAAATACTGCCGTTCCAAAAATACCTGACACAGAAGCATTTGTTCCAAGTTGAAATGTGCCGCCATTGTATGTGCCTTGCGTATTGCTCTTTAATCTATTTACTGTAATAGTATCAGTAGTAATATTGCCCCCATCAATAAATGTAGTGCCTGATGGAGATTGAGTATTAGTAAAAGTAACTAAACCATTTAAATTTTGCCAATTAAATACGGCTGATATATCTACAGTCTGTGTGCCACCATAAGTTACTTCTGATACGCTATAACGAACTGCCCAAAATTTTGATCCATTTTGTGTAATAGGATTTGTTACAGGATCAGGTGCAGTAAATGTAGTTGACCATCCTGCAGTTAAAGAACTAAATTGTCCTGTTGTAAAGTTATATCCACTTGCAGTTGGTGCAGATGGTGCAGTTTGAGTAGCAGTATTGTAATAAATAAATCCTGTTGCACTTCTTGTTCCTTGTGTGCCTGTTGGGTTAGGTGTCCATACATATCCTACATAAGCAGACCTTGATGATTGGCTTACTTCATTAACAAGAATGTATGAAAAATAATAGGTGTATCCTGCAGGTGTTGCAGGCAGTCCTGTTAATACAAAATCAACATTAGTACCACCTACAAATGCTTGGCTATTAATAGTGCGTTGCGTTGGTCCTAATATCCATCCTGCTTCTGTTAAACCTGCAGGAGATGTGGCTACTTGATAATATAAATCTACTTCAAGAACACGATAACCCGATGGAATTACTACACGAACTGTAAATTCAGGAACAGTTGCCGATGCTTGCACATTAACAATAGTTGGTGCTGATAAAGCAGGAAAATAAAAAGGAGATGTAATATTACTATTAGGTGGTGGTGTATATTCTGTTATTTCTTTATCGTCATATACATCTGCGTTATATTCTGTTAACTGAATTTGTGCAGTCAAGCCTGTTTCGTTAACAATTTCTTTGACTTGCATTGCTCTAAATAACTTATTATTCCAACCATAAGCACTATTAGTTAAAGATACTACATCGCCTGCATCTACTTGTATTCCATCATAAGTAGTATCAATAGTTACAAGTAAATCTTCTCTAGCCTGTTCTAATACTCGATTAGCAAGATATAAAGCCTGTACGCTATTGTTTACCAAATCATAATTAACATCTATTTTGTTAACAGGCTCATTTGGATAAAGCAATCCATTAGGTGTTTCTAAATTAACATAGTTAAATTGATCTCTGTTTTGACCATCAGGGAATCTACCTTGGATTCTGTTTGGTATTTGCGTTATATCTATAGAACCAACAGTAATAGATCCAATAATATTACTATCATTAAATGCGTATGAAGCATTTTCTGCTTTGTTAACAACAATAGCCCATTGCCCTGTTGTTGCTTTGTATTGCATCCACGAATCACAAGCATTTAATATTTGATCTACATTTTCCAAAAATGGTTTAGAAGGATCAATGACTCCATTAATTCTGTATCGTGCTTGTGTCTGTGGGTTGCCATCGTAATCATCAAATGTAATTAATTGATCTGAATAAGTATTAAGGGTTGTAATAGAATTTGTGTCAATGTAATTGTAATTAACTGCACCACCATAAATTTCATTGTTCATGTAGTCATACCAAACATCGCCCGGTTTGGCTACAGATTGACCATCTAAAACTTGTTTACATTTAAAAGTAACAGGTTGCAATGAAGTTGTACCTGCTTCTCTGCTATATGTCATTCTAATAACGGCAAATGCAAGACCATTCATTCTTCTGCCAGTAGATGTCCATTGTTGTGCAGGATCAATACCTGAAGCATCGCCCATGCTAAAAATAGTGCCACTAGCATAAGGCAAAGGACCACCATTTAAAGGAGTTATATTACCTGCATAATCTGATCGATATAAGTTTATAAATAATAAACCTGCACCCGGATTAATAGATGTATCTACATTACCTGCACCATCAGTTAATGATGCAACTCTTGTTGGATTTACATTGTCAAAGGTAATCTTGCGATCACCATAATACATATCGGTAGTATCAAAAGTAAATGTTCCATTAGGACTAATGCAAGATATTGCCATTACATAATACATAACAATACCTGCTTGTTCTCCTTCAGAACACAAAACACCATCTACAAATTTTGCACCTAAATAAGCATCGCCATAAACAATAGGAATAGATGTGGTTGTATCAGGTGGTACTTGTATTCTTGCACCATTATCTTGCTGACTAGGATTTAAATTAGGTGCAAGAACTTGAGATATAACATATGACAAAGCAAAATTAATTGCCATTGCTACTGCATAAGTTGCAAATGTAGAACTTAATGCTAATGAAACTGCAATAGTCATTCCTATTGCATAAGCAGAATCTACTATAGCAAAAAGAGTAAAAAATAGTATTAATTGATTAATCATTATTGAACCCAAGTTTCATCCATCTTTTTAAACCCAAATTTGTCATACTTAATATCAGGGCTTGTTACCATTTTGGCTATCGTAAATAACTTAATTCTGCCTTGCTCTTTAAGTTGCTTACCATAATCAATATAAGACTTTAATAGCCTATAACCAATACTTGTATTTCTGTGTTCGGGTTTTACATACCATGCCAATTCATACATTTGATATGTCTTATCGCACCACGCAGTATGCGTTATAAAACCCATAATAAAACCTTTGTTATCTTCTACAAATACAACTCCTGCACCTGCGAAAATTGTATCTAACAATCTATTAATATATGTTTCGTCTTTTAATTGCTTAACATAATCAACTTCTGCTTCATTACGAAACATTTTTAGCATTTCTATTATTTGTTGTTTATCGTATTTTGTCGCTTGTCTTATCATTTATCCACCACTACCTGTATTATTGTTTACTTCAACTTGTGTTGTATCAGTTACTTCATTTTGTCCACCACCTATGGGTCGTTTACCAAAATCAAAATAAGTAGAAGCAATAATTGCTACACGATCCATACTTGTGTCATTAGGATAAAAAACTTTCCAAGCCTGTTCATTTGTTTTCATTCCTGCACTTCTGTTTTCTAATACTGTTCGCATAGAAGCAGAGGTTACAACACAAGTTGCTACTCGTTGTCTAATTTCATCGTTAAAATCTTCATTAATAGCAACATTATTAACAATGCCTTGATAGCGTTTAAAAAATTGTAAAGTTGGTGTAGTAATAATTTGGTTATTAGAATCCAAGAATCCTCGCCAAATCTCTACTTGGCTTCCTTTAATTTCAGCACCTAAAACTAAGGCTACTGTACTTGGATCAATACCTGTCAAAGATAACTGTAAGTCTGCACTATTGGCTTTAACATTTTTTTGTATTTCGCCAATTTGCAATAAGGTGCTAAGACCTTCAAATGTAATTCCATCTACAGTAATAGGTGCAGATGCATTGCAAAAAGTTAATGTTTCAGATGGTAGTGTAAGCCTTACAAATTCAGCAAAATTAATTGAACTTGAACTAAGAGCAGATATTGTTGTACTCATTGTGTAATATATTCTCTAAAAATAAAATCGTCTGACCATTCTACAAACGCACCATTAGGTGCAGGATTTAAAATATAAGTAGGGCATTTTTCTGCCACTACATTCCACGATACATTTTTGCCTAAAGTTAATGCAGTACCCGATGTAGGCAAACCAATTAAAGGTCTATTTATATAAACAGTTGTACCTGCAGAATCAGCAGTTACTTTATAAACATAACCTGCTAACTTGATAAAATCGCCTGCTTTAAATGTGCCATTAGAACTTAAAGTTAATACTTGTGTATTAGCAGTTGGTGTTGTAGCCAATGTAGCAGTAGTAGCAGTTCCCTGCATCTCAGTAAACCAATCTAGGTTTGTGCTACTAAAATTAATTAATTCAGGAATTTGTCTGTCTGCGTTGTCAATGGCTTGTATTACATTACGCACTTGTGGGTAATATAAAAAGTTATGTGGCTTTACAGTAAAAACCCAAGGTACTGCAGTAAGGTATTGAGCAACACGCACTTGACCTGATCGACTATATTGCTGACCAATAGTTCTGCGATTATTTACTTCAATATTTTGACTTATATCAATTATGGTTTGAAAACTCATGTTCTCATCCTTGATGTAGAAATGTTCTTGTTGCCATATTGATTTGCCGCCCAAACTGCTTTACTGCTTCCATACAATCTATCTTCAAAAGACTTTGTATCTATTGCATCAATATAGTTATTAGTAACATATGTGTTACCACCATTTTGTATACTACCCATTTGTTGATTAGGTATGACTGTTCCACTTCGTTGCGGAATAAATAATTCAGGTCCATTCTCGCCTACTAAATGTGGAAAGCCTGCTTCTGCCATGCCACCACCTGCTAATGGAGTCATAGTTCTGCCTGCAAGAACCGCAGATCCTGACATAGTTTCAGTTCCAAAACCTGTGCCACCACCAAAAATTGCCCCAAAGATTCCACCTAAACCACCTGATAACATCTGCATCATTTGCATACGCAGTTGAATCTTAATAAGGTCTTTAATTACACTAGATGCAAAATCACTAAATGAAAACTTTCCTGTTTCTACAAATTTATCTATTGCAGATGTCATATTTCCTGTAAATGACTTAAACATATCTTCGCCTAATTTGCCATAGTTATAAGCATCTTCTGCAAATTGAGCAAAGGCTTTATTCCATCCAAACTCAAAGGTTCTTTGTGCTTGTATAGCTTCAGTTTCTTGATTGCGTGTTAACTCTGCAAATCTATTGCCAATTTCTTGTATTTTTAAAATCTGCCTATCATACTCAGCAATAACCGCATCACCTGCGTTTCTTTGTACTGCTTCTTCTCTGCGTTTAGTTATGTCATCTATTTTTTTGCTTGTTTCTTCTAATACTTTATTAACAGATTCCTGAATTCTTCTTTCATTTTCAGTCATGCCTGCCATTGCATTTCTAGTTTGTAATTGTTGCAATGCAAATTGTTGTTGTCTTTCATATTCAACAGATATTAGCTTTGCCATAGCTAACATTCGTTCTTGCTCTTTAGAGAGCTTCATTAATCTTTCTAAATCATTTTGTTTACCTGTGCCATACCCTTCTTGACCTTCGGCATCTCTGCTTTTATTTAATCCTAATATTTTGGCTTGGAATAAATCAAGATTTTTTCTTGCTTCTTCAGATTGTTTGTTATATTTTTCCCAAAAACTAGCTACTGCCTCTTTAGATGCAAATAAACCAATTTCAAATCTGCCAAATACGGCAACAAATCTTTCAAATATAAATAATAAATCTGATCCTAATACGGCTATTACCTGAAAGACTGTTTTAAATACTGTGCCTACTAAGCCTATTTGATCTTGTATTTTGCTAAGATATTCAACAGTAGCTTTAAGTTCTGTGCCTACGCTTTTAGCAATGTTAGCCATTAGAGTAGTCCAAATAATATTTAGCATATCGGCAGTTTCTGCCATAGCTTTAATACCTGCCTCTGAGTCTTTAAATCGTGTAGTTGCAGTTTCTAACTCAGCACTAAAAGAAGCCCAAGATATATTTTTTCCTGCCTTGCTAAATAAATCCATAGCTATAGCATTACGCTTAACTGGATCTTCTATTTTTGCTAAAGCACCTACTACTCGTTTTAGCAACTCTTCATTAGATGATGACGCTATTTCTTTAAGGGTAATACCTAATCTTTCAAAAGGTTCTTGTGCTGATTCAACACCTTGCGTTACATCATCAATTTTTTTAGTTAGTCCTGCTAATAGTTTTCCTGCGTTATCTGCTCTGCCACCTGATACAGATAATGCAGAACCCAAAGCCATAACAGAACTAATGCTCATATCATTAGCTTCTGCTAGATCAGTTACTTTATCCGCATACGCTACAGTCTTAGCAATTAATGCGGTCATGCCTGCAGTTCCTATAGCAATCTGCGTTTTACTTTTTTCTATAAATTGAGATAGAGCAACAGTTGCATTGCCTAGACCTTTAGTAAACTCTGCCGTTGAGAGTCCTAATACTACTCCAAGTCTTGCTATATTTTGTGCCATCTACTTATCCTTAAACAATTCTTGTGGAGCTTTTGGTTTGCTTTTTATAAAATTAATTAAATCTTTATTTGTCTTATCTTTCTTGTCTTGTTCTGATAGAGGTGGATACAAATAGTCATATTGACTAGGAATAATATCCTTTAGTTTATATGGTTGTTTGCCTTTAGGCAACATAGAATTAAAGAAGCCAGTTGTGTGGCTTGCTAGTATTTGAATAATTCCTAGATTACCAATTAAGCCATCATGATACATAATACATATATCATTTAGCGTTTCTTCATCTACGGCATCAGGGTCTGTTCCATGTGCGGTTAAATAAGCTTTAACCTGCCTACGAACAGACCTAACTACTTTCCCTTTGTAGTGCTATAGCTAGGAGAGATTACATCGCCAATGCGTTCTAGTAGTTCTAATTGCACACTAAATGGAAATAACTCATCTACCATTTCGTATGTAATAGTAGTCATGTCAAAATCTTTTTCTTCAGGAACTAGCAATTTAATCATGGCTAGAATTCTGTTATCTGTAAGAATTTTATTTTTAGCAGTTTCTTTTAATGATCTGCCTTGAACCACAATATCTGTATCACTAAAAACTACATTATCTTCAGGTTTAATTGTGTCTTTTTTTTCAATAAACTCTTTAGATAATTCGTTGTAATACTTATCTACTTTAGCCTCATCTATTTCTTGAGTTTCTTTTAAAATGGCTTCGTATTCTGCCGATAACGGAACTCGCACTTTAAATGTATGACCATTAAAGTCAAATGATCGTGTACGAATAATATCTTTATTAAACTTCTTGCCAAATGCAGAAGATAAGTTACTCATGTATTGCTCCTTATTTGTTTTGTTTTGATTTGTATTTTTCTAATGCCATTCTTAGTGATACTGATAAATCATCTACTACAACACCTGTAGAGCTTTCTAATGCAGGTCGCAAAAATGGTTTTGCCCCCATATTTGCAGTTCCAAATTCATTGGCTATTGCCCTTGCATCACTAGCAATACCAGTTTCTTTTTTGCCTGACCTAAGATTTATAAAAGATCGTTTTGCTAATTTGTTTCCTGATGCCGTTGTAACTGCACTTATAACTACATCATTAGGATTTACATAAATAGATTTTCTGTCTTTACGGCTAGGTTTTCTTGCTTCTACTTGTAATGATGCTCGCAAAGCCCCAGTATCAGCAGGTGCTAAAGCTTGTGCTTTTCTTAATACAGGTTGCATAGATTTTCTTACTGCATTTGTTAATATTTTCTTTTGATCTTTTTCATTAAAATCATTCTGCATCTCTTTGAAAACATTAGCTAATTCACCAAAGCCTGTGTATTGAACTTTAATTGCACTCATATCTAACCTTTTATAAGCTTGTTAAATATAGCGTTGTTAAGTTTATTTACATAATCTACCACTTCTTCAGGCGATAGTTTATCTGCATGGTATTCAGCTATGCGATAGGCAAGATTAATTCCTGCAATTTTTTGTTGTTTAAAACCAAACCAATCCTTTGATCCTGAATTGGCTTGGCTTAATAGATAGTTTAATAAATCTTGTGAATTATTTTGTATTGTCATGTTATGTATTAGGAATTAGACCATCCATACTCGTTGCTACCTACTGGATGAATTGTGAAGATAAATTTACCTTCTGCATCAGGAGCCATGTCCCATTGCATACCACCAATACGAGCATTAAACGCATACGCTACTGTGTCTGTGCCATCATATACGGCAATAACATAAGTACGAATAGTAGTGCCGTTATAGCCATCATCACGAATTAGCAACTGTGCAGGATCAGCAGGATTCCAAGGTGCAGTTACAGTAAGACTAGTAACTTGATTTTGAGTTGTGATCTTAGCACCAGTTCTTTGACCAGCAATTGAATAAGCGGCAAAAGCGTCATCAGCACCAAAAGATGGAACTGCTTCTACAGGAACTTGAATTCCGTATGTGCCTGTGCCACCTGCGGATGTCCCAATAATTGCCTCTACATCAGCCCATGTGCTTAATTCAGCAACAGACAAAGTAGCAGGATTTGATGCAGATTGAGTCCATAGTGTTGCTACATAACCCGGAAGAACTTTATTAATTAGAGCCATTTTAAACCTCGTTTAAAGTAAGTTAATAAATCTTATCTTATGCAGGAACATACAGAGTGCAATCCATAAATACTTGATGCAATCCTAATTCATTATCATAACTATTGTATAACCAATAGGCATCTATTTTTGATACCCAAAACCCAGAAGTGCTTGGATTACCAAACATTCCTGAATAACCATGAAGTGATTGTAATATATCATTACTCAGATTAAAAGAGTCAGACATATCTTGAGCAAACACAGATACTTGAAATATTGGAGTGTCTATACCCTTATTGCTTTGTGTTTGTCCTGTATAGACAGGTTGATGAACATCCCTTAATTGCCATGTCAAAAACTTTTCTTGGTTAGCATAGTTTCTATTAAACAAAGCATAGACAGGCACAGGATTAACAATACCTGCTAATTGGTATTGAATGCTTTGTGCATAATCTACAGGATTTAATTGAGTTGTCATACAGGAGTATTAGGTTGGTTGTAATAGCAAAGGAATGTAACACTCATGCGGTCATTAGCTTCACGACAGTCTGTAATTCGCCATTCCTGCTCTCGCCATGTAATACTAAATAACTCTTGATTGTCTACCATCTGCTTTACCCAAGGGGTATAGTTTAATTTTAGATTAACAAGATCCTGATAAACCCTATAGCGTTCTGAAATTCTTAAACTATTGGTTACATCTGATACTACTGCTCTTGTCTTAAACCATTCTGTAATAGTAGTCGTATATTGACCTAAATCGTCAATGCCATTAGTAACATTATTAACTATTATATTTTCATAACGAGCAATAGACATTTACATCACCAATGGTTTGTAAGGTCTTAAAAGTTGAGCAACACCAAAAGGTATGTCATGTTTAATGCCATCAGTTGTATTGCTACGATTGTTATATAAATGCGTTAAAAGCAATAATCCTGCTTGTTTAATTACTGGATAAGCAGATAAAGGATTAACCCTAGTCTGCCATGTAATAACTATAGGATTTGCAATAGTTGTGCTTATATCGTTAGGAAATGAATTAACTATTACACGATTAGCACTAGGATCATAATAGTATTCAGTAGAGCTAACAGTAGTTAAAGTAGGCGGATTGTCTGCATTGTAATAGGCTACGAAATTTATTACATTTCCGCATTGCCCCCTAAATCCCTGTGATACTTCAGGTAAATCATAGGCAGTCTGCATACCCATAGCGTTGTTTGTAGCCCCATAGTAAGCCTTATAGGTAATTGGGAATATAGACATACCCAAATAGTCCTCAATCGCCATACGGGTCGCTAATTCAAGCCCTGATAAATAAGTATCCTGACTTTCGTCTTGAAACAAATTTAATTGCTGAGTTATTTCTTCAAGAGTAAGCCAAGATGATGTTATATCTCGGCTTATCTGCTCTACCTTTTCATAACTAAACGGATTCCTTGGCATCCCATAAAAAGAACCACTTGTCATTTGACTTGGCATACAAAACCTTTATGGATTGTAAGTTAAGCGAACTCCTGCAAACACATCCCAAACTGTGCTTACTACCCTTTTTTCAGCAAAAAGAGTTACAAATCCTGCTTGTGTTTGCTCAAATCTTTTAACAGTAAATTCTTCTCTATCGGCAATAGTTACAAATCTTGACCAATCAGCAAGATAAACTGGAAACTTTCCTGATCCTACTTCATCCATGTATGGATTAGGAATAACTTCATGACCAAATATATTGCCTACGGCAGAACCATTAGCGTTGCCAACTTCAAGGAATACAGGCATACCACCAGTAGCAGTTAATTCACGCAACGATTCAATAGTGCTTGGATGCATCATCCAACAAGTTGTATCATAGTTCCAATATTGAGCAGGCAATGCAGATGCTAAAGCAGTAATGTCGTTGTAATCTATAGATGCACCTACTTGATCTACTGTCAATATAGTATGTAAACCATCAGTTAAAGCAGAGCCATTATTACCAAAAGATGCAGATGCACCACTTGGATAATAATTTAAACCACGCAATCCAAATGTCCCACCAGTAGTTGTAGTGGTTGATCCTGCTTGATCGTCATTAAACATCATAGATAATGATTCTTGTTGTGCAAACTCAAGAGCCAAGTCCATAACAATAGAGCCATCAAGATTATTAATATCATCTAATACTGCAGTTCTTACAGGAATTTGTGCAGTAATGACCTTTGTAGGAATTTGCCAATAGCAAGTATTTAAAGGCGGTGTTCCCACATTAGCAGTAAAAGTGTAGCCCCAAGGATTTGTAGGATTAGTCGCATTACCAGTTTTAGCTACAAACGCCTCTGCTGATCCTATAGTTGAAATTTGTCTTGCATATTTACGAATAGGATTTCCTAAACGCAATGATGCAAAAGCTTCGTCATAAATAGTGCGACCACCAATATCATAACCTGAACCTGTTAAAGCTGATGCTTCTCTTAGGTTTACAGTAGCCTCACCATTTTGCAATGCTTCTTTAATAGCATTTAAAATAATTGTATTTTCCATCTTTGCTAATTCCTTTTCCGCCCAAGATTTACCTGCATCACCGCCCCATAAAGCCCAAGCTATCCGACCTGCACTTGGAAAGCCATCTTCACCCTGTTTAAATCCTTCTGCTTTTTTATCTACTTCATGTCTTGCAAAGTAACTAACCATTCTGCCGATAGTATCTCTGCCAAAATCTGAACCATTAATAATATCTCTTGCCCTTGCAACACCTACTTCAGTTCCACCCCTACGAAATTCTTTTCGCCACTCTAATCCTTTTCGGGCTTCTTCTTTCATTCCTTGTGTTGGTTTTGGCATATATATCCTTTAAAAAAGGCAGGGGCTTTCGCCCCTAACCTTTAGTCTGCAGTAGTAGTAGAACGATAAGCTACTAAAGCAAAAGGATCAACTACAGAAGATGCTAAACGCTTTTCACCATAGAAAGTGATGAATCCAGGTTGCGTTTGATCGTATCTACGCAAAATCATATTTAAACGATCAACAATGCAATGACCTTTTTGGAAATCACCAAAGAACATTGGGAACAAATCTTCTTTTGGAGATGTACCAATGTCAAGAGGACCATCAACATACTTATTAACAACAACATCAAAGCCAAGTAACTGACCTACAATGCCATCGTTGCGAGCCAAACCATCAACATAAATTGGTCGCTTTTGATCATCTGTTAATCCACGAATTGCTTGTAACTGAATAGGATTAATCATGAACTTAGCAGACTCAGTCCAGTATTGGTTAGGCAAAGCATAAATAAAGTTAATTACATCTTTATATGTAATTTGATTGTTAGTTGTGCTTGTGCCATTGCTTGTAATTTGGTCATAGGTTGTAATTCTTGACAGACCATCAGTTGTTGCAACACCGCTTGTACCATATAAAGCAGGAGTTACACCGCCATTAGTAAAAGCACCTTTAAAGCCATATTGGTTTAAGCCACGCAAACCATTAGTTCCACCATAGGTATTTGGACTATTAGTTTGGTCATCGTTAAGAATCATTGACTGACCTTCTGCTTGACCAAATTCAGCCATCATGTCTGAAACAATGTTGCCTTCCAAACCATCAATGTCATCAAGGGTTGCAGTACGAACAGGGAATTGCGTATTTAAGTCTTTTAAAACCAACTGCCAAATGTTTGTGTTTTGGGTTGTTGGGTTTGGACCGCTAGAAGTGTTGTTATTAATTGCATAACCCCACATTGCACCTGCGTTACCTGTTTTTGCACGGAATTGATAAGCAGAACCATCAGTAGCAACAGAACGGCTTACACCACGCAAAGGGTTGGTTTGACGCAAAGAAACAAACACAGGATCGTAACCAGTACGACCACCGACATTGTAGCCAGAGCCATAACCTGCAGGATTTCCAAGGTCAGATGCTTCTTTCATGTAGGCATCGTATTGATCTACTGATTCAAATACTTTGACTTCTTTTTCTACACGACTATCGTTTTTAACAAAGTCACGCAACTGCTCTTTTACAGAACGATTTAGTTCTTGAGTTAAAGACTTGTAAGTCTTAATAACGGCAGGTGCTTGCACTTCAGAAATTTTGGCTTCTAAAGTAGCAACTTTTTCAGACATTTCTGCCTTTACTGCCTCAAGGGAAGTAGCAACTTCTGCTTTTACTTCGTCAATCTTAGCAACTTGCTGTGCTTCAATTGTGTCTAATTTTTCAATAATTTCTTTCATTTCATGCTCCTTATTTGATGCGTTTAGATAATGCTTTTAACAATTCTCTTTCTTCTAACGCTTTAAGAATTGCATCAGCTTCATTGACCACCGCTTCAGGCTCACTCTGAATAGGGGCTACCTCAGTAATAATCTTATCAGCATCACGCTGTTCTAAAATTTTCTTGAGGACTGAAGATGCGGTGGTCGCATCTTTTCGGGAAAGCCCTGCTTCACGCAAGACTTTTTCGATTAATCGGGGATTAGCGTGTCCTTCTGCATCAAAATATTCTAATTTTTGAATATTAGCTTCAGGATTATTAGGATACATAACTACAGATATTTCACGCAAACCGCCTTTAGTAATTTGAAAATAACCTTCTTTATCGTCATCACAAGGCTCACCATTTTCATCAACCATTTGTGCTTCATCTGCATAAGCACCTACAGAAACTCCACCAAACATATTAGGAGATTCTTTTAAAATTGAGTAAACATCTGATCCGCTTACAGTATTAAGATAAAGACGACCTTTTGCAGTCATGCCATCTTCATCAAACATAACTTCGCTCCACTCGCCAATAGGCATACCCATATCATTATGGTTTAGGAACATAGGCATAGGCTTGCCCATTTTAGAAAATTCGTCTGCCCAGTCATAGAAACCCTCGGGCTGATAGTTAAATTTTCTACCATCTGAACCCTCTCTAGCACCCCAAGTTGTTGCTCGGGCTTCAATCATTCCGCTAGGATTTTTTGCTTCGTCTGCTGACTGACCGAGTTTTACTTCCGCTTCGCAAACTAGAATTAGATTTTTCATTTATTGCCCCGTTAGAAATAGCTTGATTATTATCTTGTATTTTAGGGGATTCTATAGCATTTTTAGGCAGTTTAACACTAGAAGTATTAATTTGGGAAGTCCATTTGTTTATTAAATCTTTTAAAAACATTATGTACTCCCTATGTTCATTCTTCTAGTTTGATTACCGCCACCGCCCCCAGTATCTTGAGGTGATGTTCCGCTAATATTATTTTGTGGTTTACTGCTACTCTGCAAAGTATCTGCACCTGACATTTTAGGAATATTTAAATATTCTCTAGCCTCATTTTGCGTAAGTATGCCATTAGATACTCCTGCAGTTACAAAATTCATTTGATCTAACGGAGCTCCTTTTAAAAATTCCTTAGTATCAAATCTAATACATAAATTTGGGTATCCTTTAAATAAAGACTGATTTAGCTTTTGTTCTATGTTAATAACTGTAGGATACATAGTTGTTTTATAGAACTCATCTAGCATTGTTTGAGTATTATTATATTTACCCTCAGAAATGCCAATCATTGCAGGCGGTACACCAAACAATCCGCATATACGCTTCATAGTCTGTAGCTTTAAATTAGCACAATCTGCGTCTTGCAGAGTTAGCATATCTACAGTTTCAAAGGTCATGCCCTGATCTAATAGCATTCCTTGACCGGGCTTGCTATAGTCGCTATTGCGAGAATTAGTCATATTTGACCAAGCTTCTTTTAGCCTGCCTGCAATTTCTTTATATTTAGCATCAGGTATTACTTGCTCAGTCCTAAATAAGCCACTAGGTTTAGCACCATTTTGCATGACATAGTTAGCGTATAAATCAATATCCTGATCTAGTGCAACGAGTTCCGTTGCCAATATGCCTTTGTTCCATCCCGCACTACCTTGCCATGCTGATTCTGAGATGTGCATGACCTGATGGGCTGAGAGAGGCTCATCTTTATTAAATCCATAAGTAGGAGTAGTAAGACGATAGGAAGGATAACGAGTAGGAGTAAGCTGAACAGTAATAAGAGTGGCATCAAGGTTATACATCTCAATAGGGGTTTGCGTAGGATCATCTTGTTTAGCTCTCCAAAATAAGGTAAAACACTCTCCTGCTAAGTCTTGCCACATTGACCATTGATACCAAAACTCATAGCTAGATTGAAAATTATTAGGCTGATATAGCAAATTTAATACTTGTTTAGCTTTTGCTTTATCTCTTGCGTTTATGCCTGTTGCTTCTAAAGCATTTACAAAAGTACCATCATCAGACTTATACATTACTTCTTTAGGTAATTGAGCTAATGCCCTAGCTTTAGCGTTTACGCATGAAATAACTGTACTATTCCTTGATAGCACAGTCATATCTACAGGTCTGCCTGCCTGTGTTGTGCTACCAGTTGTTACATATAATAGTTGTTGTGATACTGTTTGGCGACCTTGTGGACCTTGATAAAGAACATTATTACCAAGTTGTGTCTGCCCAAATAGGGTATTTGACTCTTTTTGTAGAGATTTTTTGCCTCTAAAAATATCTAAAATACCCATAATTACTCCTTACTTTTTACAAATTTTATACTAAAAACTTCTAAAACCAAAACTTGATGATACAAAAGGATTGTCTAAAGAGCAATGCAAAGCAATAATTAAAGCAATAATACCATCTACTTTTGCAGATTTGTCAGCTTCATTTTTACGAACTTTAATGTTTCCGTTTACATCCTCATACACTTCGCAGTTTCCTAGTTGCCAACCGACAAAAGGATTGCCATCATGCTTAATACTTTTTTGAAGTATTAGTCTTTCAGCGTATTTGCTAGGATTGTTTAATACGGACATACCCTGACCGACTTTTTTTACTGGCAAGCCTGCTTCATGTAAACGGCTAACTAATAGTGATGCATTGTAGGCATCATATCCTACCTCTTTTAAATTAGGATATATCTTATATTGCCCTAATATATAGTCTGCCACTTCGTTATAGTCCATTACATTGCCTTCTGTAATTTTTAAAATTTTGCTATTTACGGCAGTTCTAAAAATATCAGAGTAATGTTTAGGTATTAGGGATAACCCTTCTTCAGGCAAAAAGAATTTAAATTCTGCCTCATAGTCATCTTCGCCATATCGCTTTAGAGTTACTACTGCGTTTAAGTCACGAGTAGATGCTAAGTCAAATCCCATAAATACGGCTTCAGGTTCTCTTGTTTCTGTAATAATAGTTTGCGGATCATCCCAATGTGATCGGTCTAACCATGCACTATTAGCACTAACAAATATATTTAATGTTTTGCACAAAAATTCATTAAGGCTTGCAGGCTTGTGTTTAGCCATTTCCGCTCTTTCTACAATAGCGGATTCAAATACAGATATACCATGCATTGGGTTGGCTTTAGCCCATGTTGCAGGATCTCGCCAATCATCTTGAGGGTCTAGCCCATATAACAGTCCAAACCACCTAGGATTGTCTGTAGCCTCGCCATGTAACATGGCTTGATATAGCGACATATCCTCATGGAACTTAGTTTCTTTAGTAAAGCTTGCGGTTGTAATATATATACGCAATGGGTTTTGTCTAGCTACCATACCTGAATGTAATACTTCTATTGCATTGCGGTCTAAGATTTGTGAGGCTTCATCTACTATGACACATGATGGATTTTTACCATCACCTGTTTTTTTAGTATCTCTAGAAAGAGCTTTAAATATTGATTGACTATCGCCTACCTTTTTTATCTCATACTTATTTAAGACATATAAGTTTGATAATTCTGTAGGCATATTTTCTATAAATCCTCTAGATGCATCAAAGACTATAGTTGCCTGCTCTCTATTTGTAGCAAGCGTAAATACTTCAGGTCCTGCCTCGCCAAATAATATTTCATACAAAGCTATGATTGCAGTTAGAGTAGATTTGCCTGCTTTGCGAGGAATGAATAGTATTACATCTGTTACCATTCTTTTCTCTAAATCTTTCTTACTTCTAAAGCCATATACGGCACATAGAAATAAAATTTGGAATGGCTCTAATACTATAGGCTCGCCTGCCTGCGGACCTTTTGTGTGTTTAAGTGTAGATGCAAAATTAAGAATGTGTTGTGGCGGTCTGTGGTCAAAAACCCATTCCCATTCTTTATTTTCTATTTGATTAATAAAGCGTTGGCAAGCAAGCCTTACATCTTGGCATACATTAATGTTGCCTTTAACTACCTCATGTGCATAGTAAACTCCATCTTCCCAGTTATTCATAATTAATGGGCAAATGGTCCTTTAAGAAATTTGGCTACTGGAGATTCAGCCTCTACTTTATTTGAGTTTAGCCTGCTTCTAGCGGTAAGCCCTAGTTCATTCATAATCATAAATATATCTCGTAAGCATTTCTGCAGAATACTTACATAAGGATTAGGCATAGCAGTCTTGCCACCATTAGTAACTAATACCATTGACGATTCTTTAATTTTTTTCTTGCAGGTAACATACATATCAATTGTGTCTGCTAGTAATGCAAGCGAGTGTTTGTCCTGATCGCATCCTATGCCGTAAACCTCATACAAAAACTCAGAAGTTTCTTTTACAAAAACATCCATGTCCCATGACTCAGGATTGTCTAGCCAATCTGCTTTAGGGATTCTCTGCTTAATTTTTTCAGGAAGGAGTTGTCCTTGATTGACTCCTTTAGTCCCATCAATGATGTGAAGTTCAGGCGGTTTTTTATTATTCATAATAGTAGTCTAGCATACATTTAAACACCCCCCCTACCCCCATCTTCTTTCGTAAGAAATTCAG